CACTAGCGACGGAGCAGCCCCAGGCAAACGGGCTGGCACAGAGGAGTTCGTCAAACAGGTAGCCAAACTCACGGGCGGTGCGTTGTGGAACAACGGCACCTGGGTCGTGCGCAACAAGCGCGGTAAAGAATCGTTGTCCGTTCATGCCACCGGCAGGGCAATGGACTTGTCCTACCGCAAGACTGGCTCCAAAGGTAAGCCAGATGGCAGAGAACACGCACGGGAACTAATCAAACTTCTCGTAGCGAACAACGAAGAACTCGGCATCGAGATGATCCTCGACTACTTTCCAGTTCCGCATGGACGTGGCTGGCGTTGCGACCGGCAAGCTTGGACCAAGTACACACGCCACACGATCACGGGTGCCCCAGGTGGCGACTGGATACACATAGAAATCTCACCCAAAATGGCGGACTCACCACAGGCAGTGAAGGCTGCTTTTGCTAAGGTGAAACAGATTTGAAATGGACATGGCCACCGCAAGCATCATCGTCGCTACCATTACGGCGGTCGGTGGAATCATCGTCGCGGTAATCAACAAGTTCCGCAAAGAAAACCACGACGATCACGCCTATGTGCGGGGTCTTCTCACCATGCTCTACAAGTCCCAGAACCGTATCGAACATAAAGTTGACCGAGTTGACGAACGGCTCACCCGTCACATAGAGTCACACGCATCGGAGGGGATGCTTGACAATGGGCGAACAGTACACCAAGATGGAGTTGAAACAACTAGCCAAGTTTCTTAGGAAGGTCTACCCAGGCGTCGGGGATCAAGACGAGCTGTGGAACCTGATTGAGAAAACAGAACAACTCGTAAAGGGGAAACATGCAACCATCAACCGCAGGCGCCGAGATACTGACTGAGGCATACAACCTCATCACTGGTCAACGCCAAAACGATTACGACCATCCGCTAGAGGACTATTCGCGCACAGTCGACATCTTCCGAGCCATCACCGGAATCAACCTGAGCGCAGAAGAAGGCATCCTGTTCATGATCTGCGTGAAGTTCTCACGGTTCGCCAATGAACTACAGAACGGTCTGAACGTACCCGACAATCTTCGGGACGCTGCCGGATACATCGGCTGTTTGAAGATGGCGATGGAAAAGCAACGCCAAGACGAATCCTATGTCGACCGCATCTGTGACCAGTTGCATAAGCGTTTCAAGACAGGGGAATCAACATGGGTCTGATGGACGAAATCAACGCCGACGCACGACCACGCACCTACGCCACCAAGATTGACGAACTGAAAGCCAAACTTTCGGAGGAAGACTTTGAGGAGTTGATGGAAGCGATAAACGATCCGACTATCAACCAGAACGCGATACGTCGAGTGCTACGCGCCCGCGGTGTCAGCGTGTCATCAGGTTGGCTGTGCCAGTTCAGGACGGGCATATGAGCCTCAAAGACCAGTTCGCTGACGAGAACGAAGCACTCGCCAAAGCCGACCTCATCAAAGCGAGACGCGAACGCGACATCGCCACAAAAGAACTGACCCGTATCCGCGAGGATTTGGACAAAGCGAACCGTGCCCTATCCATCGTGTCATCGGTGGAACAAGCACACCTGGAACCCCCGAAGTGGATGACCCCCGCCAAACCGAAGTCATCGGCAGCGACCCTGCTACTGATGTTGTCAGACACCCACTTCGATGAAGTAGTCAACCCAGACGAGGTGGAAGGGTTGAACGCTTACAACCGTGAGATAGCCGTCATGCGCCTGCACAAATGGGCCACCAACACCGTCAACATCGCCCGCCACTATCTTGCAGGTGTGGACTACGACGGTGCGGTACTCATGTTGGGTGGCGACATTTTCTCCGGTGACATCCACGAAGAACTAGCCCAAACCAACGAAGATTCGATGATCGGGTCGGTGCTGTTCTGGTCGGAACAGATAGCTGCCGCTGTTGAAGTGTTGGTGTCAGAGTTCGGCAAGGTGCATGTGCCGGTCGTAATCGGTAACCACGGGCGTATGTCTCGTAAGCCGCGCATGAAACTGCGAGCCAAAACAAACTTCGATTGGCTGCTCGGCAAGATGGTGGAGAAACATTTTGCGAAAGACAAACGGGTCACCTTTGACATCCCCGAAGGTACCGATGCTCTCGTGTCCATCTACGAGTGGAATCATCTGCTCAGCCACGGCGACCAGGTGTCAGGCGGTGGCGGTATCGGTGGTATCTATCCGCCGATTATGCGGATGCGGGCACGCAAAGCGCAACGGTATCTCACCACCGGACAAGACTTCTCAACACTTTGGATTGGACACTGGCACCAATACCTGCCGTCACCACATCTGGTTGTCAACGGCAGCTTGAAAGGGTATGACGAGTATGCGTTCATCAACAACTTTCAGTTCGAGCAACCGCAGCAGGCGTTGGCTGTGGTGACACCGAAGCACAACATCACGTTCCACGCCCCAATCTTTTCTGCGGATCGTAAAGCCGAGAAGTGGTAACCGGTGTCCACCTGTCCGTGGTCGCTTGTGGCAATCCATTGGATTGACGCATTTGACTCATCGAACGGGTGGATTCACACGAAAGATTACGCACCGAAACCGCAACATGTGGTGTCGGTCGGCTGGCTGTGGCCCGACCTACTCGAAGGCTACTTGTCGGTAACTTGTTCGTGGTGCCCTGAAGAAGAACCGGAACTCGACAGCGTAGGAATGGTGACCCACATCCCGTTGGGGATGGTGCAACGAATCGTCACCCTCGGTGAACCTGATTGGTGTTTGACTTCGTAGCACCCCACCTGTAAGGTGATAAGCAACAACAACCAAAGGGGATAAGCAATGCTTACACAAATACCGAAACCCGAACACGGATCACAAGCTTGGCTTGAAGTCCGCTGGCGCAACGACAACGGCGAAGCCCGCATCGCAGCCTCAGCGTGCGCCGCAGTCCACGGCCAACATCCGTTCATCACAATGGCAGACCTCGCCAACGAACTGCTCTCCGAAACGCCACCGCAACCCAAAGAGCCGAACTCTGCAATGCTGCGAGGCACCACACTGGAAGCACCGATCCGCGAGTGGGCAGCAAAACTGCTCGGTCATCCACTCACCGAACCCGACACCCTCTACCGTTGGGACGAGCCAGGTGTCCGCCTAATCGCCACCATCGACTCAATGAGCAAAGACAACAGGGTGTTCGAGCAAAAGACAACGAACAAGATTTGGCGTGGCGAACTCCCCGACTACTGGTATTGGCAAGGCGTACAACAAGCCATCTGCACCGGAGTCTCAGAGATCACATGGATTATCTTCGACTCCACTCTCGACCTGCACTTCCATGTTCAACCAGTGTCAAGCGACGAGAAACAAACCCACATTGAAGCATGTCGCAGGTTCTTGGCCGCTATCGACATGGGCATCTACCCTGATGATGCCGTCGTCGAATACCGGCACGTCCAGGAACGTCACCCCGAAGGTGAAAAAAGCAAAGAAGTGGAACTGCCGATGTCGGCACTTGCCACCATCGAGCGACTACTGCTTGCCAAAGAGCAGATCAAGTCGGCTGAAGCAGCTGAGGATGCTTGCAAAGCAGAACTGTGCGCCATTCTCGGTGACGCAGAGTACGGTCTGATTCAAGACGAGTTGGTGTGTACTTGGAAAACCAGTCAACGTGAATCGTTTGACTCCAAAAAGTTCCAGAAAGAACATCCCGCTTTGTGGGACAAGTATCGCAAGACAACTCCGGTACGCACGTTCAGGGTGAACAAGTGACCACGTACAACAAGGCTTACTATGACACACCCGCAGGTAAGGCTAAACAGAAGCGGGCAAACCAGCGGTTGCAAACCAAACGCAAACTTGCGTGGCAATGGTTGGCGGCGAACCGTCCAGATGTAATCCAAGAAATCAACAACCAAATAAACAAATCGGAAGACCAATAATGGCATGCGGCGATAGTTCAATAGCAGAACAGACAGCCTTCCAGCTGTATGATGGCGGTGCAATTCCGACCTCGCCGCTCCATTTGGTCATTGAACAAATAGACGTTCATACTGCGTGCAAACAAAATAAGATTTGGCACAGCAGATTGCCGGAAATCCACTGGTCAAACGTGGTGCGTAATAAACATTACGTTTGTTATGGGGCGAGATACGACGGGTATTTGCACGCTGTCGCCATTTGGTCTAGCCCTGTTGCTGCTAACAGAATGAAAGACGGCAAATCTTCGCTGGAACTAAGACGGTTTGCGATTGCTCCAACTGCGCCAACAAATACCGGTTCAAGGATGCTTTCGGTTATGGTTAGGTTGATCCGCAAAAAGTTTCCCGACATAACCAAACTTGTTTCATACCAAGATACTGAGGTTCATACCGGCACCATTTACAAAGCATCTGGCTGGTCATTGGCAACAATCAACAATGGTCAAGGCTGGACCACTTCGAAGCGAAGTCGCAATAAAGAACAAAGCCTCGCGCCCAAAGCGCGTTGGGAACTAAATGTCATAAACCAACAACCCAATAAGGAGATAGAAGAATGAACCTGCAAGACATCCTCACCAAATACGGTGTACCCGACCCGTCCATCGTCGGCAAACTACCTCGCGGTGGCATCACACTCGACTTCGTAGGACACGCTGAGATCACCAAGATTCTGATTGAAGTGGACCCGAACTGGTCATGGGAACCGGTGGCATGGACAACCGACGGACGGCCTGCTATCGCAACAGTGAACGGTATGGCTGTCATGTGGGGCAAACTCACCGTGCTAGGTCAAACCCGTTTAGGTGTCGGCTCAGCCCGCCACGACAAACCCGACCTCGACAAAGAACTGATCGGTGACTTCCTGCGCAACGCAGCGATGCGATTCGGTATCAGCCTGAGTCTGTGGTCGAAGTCTGAGTGGGAAGAACAGCAGGCTGCACCTCGTAAGCCTGCCGAACCGAAGCCCGTGTCCCAAGATTTCGTCACCAAGTTTCGTGACGCCTGCGAAAAGAAAGGCATCAACCCCGACGACGTAGCGAAAGCTGCCGGTGTTGACTTGGCTGCGGTGACCGATGCGGATGCACCGAAGTTGCGTGACGCTTTCAAACAAGCAGAAGTCAAACCTGCCACCATCGAGGATGTGAAGCACGTGTTCGGGGAACAGGTCAGATTGGTTGCCGAATCCAAGCCCGATAATCCGACACCGAAGAACCCTGGTGAGCCGGCAACGAAACCGCAGCTTGGTAAGATTCGTGCGCTACTAAACGCCAAAGGTATCTCGTCGTTCACTGAGAAGACTGAGGTGTGTGCCGATCTCATCAACCGTCCGATTACCAAGTTGGAACAGTTGACTCAGGGTGAGGCGTCACAGTGCATCGACATCCTTGACGCGAGGGTGTCGTGACCGATGAACGCAAAGGGGAATGTCAAGGCAATAAGGACAGATGTACCCTGGACAACTGCCCGCTGTTTGGCACTTTGGGACGACCCGACCGTCGTGGCGTACGCCGAATTAGAGGGTGTGCCGATCCTGCCGCTCGCGGTCGTAGAAATCGGACTAAAGGGGATGCGAAGGCGCGTCGTGCCCGTAAAAAGTTGGGGTTGGGCGGTCACCTTACACGTCACGAGGAGAACTGGGGTGGTGCTTTTCGTACCGAGATCAAAGCAGGCTTACAGGTCGGTCCGATTGCTACCCGTTTCTACGCCGCTAAAGCCCAGTCTGATGCGGCGAAGGCGTTGGGCGACATTCGCCCGTTCGTAATGGTGGCGATGCCGGACGGAACTACTCGTGGCATTGTGCTTATGGATTTGGACGAGTTCAGTGACCTTGTTAGTCTGCTTGCGTGAGACTGTATTTCGGGCGTAGTCCCGACGACGCAAACGAAATCGAACAGCAAGTCCAGAACTTTGAGGCTGCCACCTGTGTTATCGGGATGGCTGCCCTGGTTGCTGCGGCGGGTCCGGACGGGTTCGAGGAGGACGAGTTGGATGTGGTGATGATTGGGGCGTCTCCGGCTGAGGTGACACAGATGGTGTTGCAAGCGTTGAGTTCGCTGGTAGAAAGGGCTTGGCCGGATCACGAGTGGTCGTGAACTAGGGTGAAGGGGGAACATAATGGATTGGGTTGTGCGCCTGTTCGCAGGTTTGACGGCGACGTTCGCGGTAGTGGGATTGTGGGGGGTTTCCGAGCCGACCCTTACCATACCTACCCCCACCCCTATAACGGCTCTGAGAACGCACGAGAAGCCCCAATCAGCCCCTTCTACGACCACTACCACCACCCTGCCGGTGCCAGCTGACGCCCTCTGCCCCCAATGGTGGCCCCTCGCCATCGAGGTCGGCTGGACCCTTGACCTGCTACCCACCCTGGACTATGTGATGTGGCGTGAATCCCGATGTGACCCCACCCAACACAACACCACCCTCAACCGAGACGGGTCCACCGACGTCGGGTTGACCCAAATCAACGACCGATCATGGTGCCTGCCGACCCGCTGGTATCCAGGGGGATACTTGCAAACCATCGGCGCATTACCTACTGTTGGATGCGAACAACTATTCGACCCGCAACTCAACCTCATCTCAGCGAAAGCGATCTACGACTATGCCCTCCAACACAACAGAAACGGATGGCAGCCGTGGGGACTCTAGGTACACCTACATGGAACTGCTAAGCGAATGGGCGCTCACCGACAAAGGCCAAGACTGGAAAGATGAAGCAGCCTGCCGAGGTGTTGAAGGTGACCTGTTCTTTCCAGGGGACAACAACCAGTACAAACCGGAAGCGTTCACGATTTGCAACCAATGTCCGGTACGGGAACGCTGCCTAATGTTTGCAATGAACAACCACATCGCCTACGGTATTTGGGGTGGCATGACACCACCGCAACGAAACCGATACAAAAGGAGCTTGTGATGGCGTGGAACGACGAAGTAACCGAGAAACAGCTGCGCATGATTACCGCACTAGAACTGCAACTAGGTCGCACGCCATCGCATCGAACCGGATTCAACCGCCGCAAAGCACAAATGCTCATTGACGGGTTGAAAGAAGAACTGCAAGCAACCAACCAACAGGAGCGCCGTTGGTGCTGCCCGAACTGCGGGATAGAGCTACAACTACCAAACACTCAGGAGGTATCATGAGCGACAACCAATCCATTTTCTATGAGGCGTGGATCAGCGATCTGCAACGCGACCTCGACAGTCTGCGAGAAGATAAACGAGAACTG